TCCATAGCTTACTGCCAGTGTGCGGTCTGCCGTTAGGTTTCCACCACCTGTCAATCCAGTGCCACTACTAATGCTTCGGGATGTGGGAACTCCTCCAATATTAGTTAATGCGGTTGCGGGATTTGAGACATCAGATAAGTTATTAACCTCAAGCAGCGCCCCCTGTGCCGTCAAAAGCCCGCCCACATTGATTGTCCAAGCTGTAAATGGCCCGCCGCTTCCTTCAACACTTTCCACATTGATGACCAATGTTGTTCCAGAGTAGCTGGTAACAATGCCGTGCATGTGACGGGCTGCATCGTATACAATGGTAACATCCTGTGTCGGGGTGTAGCTGAGTCCAGATTGCACGGTGAACGTCTTAGATCCAGTGGTAAGAGAATGGGAAGTTGTGGATGTGGTTAGATAGCGGTCTCCGCGATTGGCCAACGTAAACGCCGTAGTGGCAATCTGAGTGGTATTGGTTCCAGCCGAAGCAGTAGGTGCTGTCGGGGTTCCAGTGAGAGCGGGAGATTCCAGAGGGGCTTTTAGGTCTAGCGCGGTCTGGGTGGCTGTGGAAATCGGCTTGTTGGCATCCGAGGTGTTATCGACATTGGAAAGCCCAACATCAGACTTGGTGGCAGATGTTCCAGTTGTAACCCGCCCCTTGGTATCGACTGTGACTTTCGTGTAGGTTCCCGCGCTCGCGCCCGAAGCGGCCAAGGTGGGGTTGGGATAAGTTCCCGTAAGATCTCCTCCTGCTGGGCCGCTTGGAGCCGTAGAGATAGTTCCCCATTCAGGGGCCGTGGCCCCGCTGTTTACTTTGAGTATCTGTCCCGCACTTCCAATTGGGAGGCGTGTATTAATTCCAACGCCACGATACAACATGTCACCTTGGGTAGTGAGCGTGGATTCTCCACCACCGCCAGATGTGCCAAAACGCGGAACCACCTGCCATCCCCTTGTGCCTCCCGTAAAGATCAGGGTGAAGTAAGCCCCCTCGACGTTGCAGATAAGGTCATCGTTAGGAAGGCTTTCGATGGGTTGGCCGTTGCGGGCAATCGTAAGAGGATTGGTGTCAAAGGTCTCGCTATAGTCAAAGATATCTACGGCATCTCCTGCTGCGGGATTCGCGGGAAGTGTTAGGGTAAATGATCCGCCAGAAGTATCAGCAGCGATTAGCTGGCGGCTGGAAACAGTCCGACTGGAAGTAACCACCTCATAGTTGATATTGGGCTGCGGGCCAGTTTGACCAACAGGCCCCCGCTCGATGACCTCAATGATCTCGACCTCCCTCTCTGTAATCTCAATGACTTCTTGGGCCATTAGCTTCGGGCGATTTCCTCGTAGACCTTGGCCTTACCTGTGGCGAATGCGATATAGGTGTAGCCTTGGCTTAGTTCGATTTCGTAGACATTGTCTCCTGCCGTCAGATTTGACGCCTGCGTGGCCGTCATGGTGATTTCGATGGTCCCGTCCGATCCCAGCGTAATCCCGCTTCCAGAGGTCAATGTGAGCAAGCTGGCGCTATCCTTGGCGCACTCCCGAATGACCATGGATGCCCCGTAGCCCGAAAGATTGACAGGGACATTGCTCTTCCCTTTACAGGACTTTGTCAGATAGCGGAATTTTGCCGTCCAAGTCTTTCCTTGGACAATCTCAATATCTCGCTCAAGTCTCCAGTAGTTGGTCATTGAAACAAGGGGATGCGATAGCTGTTGGTTACGCCATTAGTGACAATGCTGACAGACATCCAAGAAATTGCTGTATTAAAGTTTACCGTATTGACGTTAGCTGAATTTGTGGGCGCGGCGTTGGTCGTGAAGATGGCCTCTTGGAACTTGGCATTGTTGGTGTTGGTGAGGGCGGGGAGGCCGAGGCCGAGGTTGGTGCGGGCTATCGCGGCATCAGAAGGTATTTCAAATTGAAAAACGTCATTAGTTGAGTCTCTATCGCTAATCCAAAGAGGCTGATAAATCTCGACAGCATTTGATAGCGTATTAAAAATTCCACTTATAAAAACACTTTTAAATTGAACTTCATTTGTCGCACCAAGCCCCAAATTCGTCCTGCTTGCCGCCGCATTGGCTACTGCATTAGTGCCAGAGAAGAAGATGGGTTCGATATAAGATATGTTGTCGCTCAATACCCATGCTCCACTGCGATACATCAACAAAACCGCTTCATCGCCCTGATTGATAGTGATGAGGTTGGTTGCAGCACCTAATTGCCTAATAGCTGTTACCGTATTGGCTGAATTGGTGGCCAAATGAATAATAGTTGCCCTATCTCCCTCAAATGTGGTTGCGGTGTTGGTCGGCAACGTCACGGTATTGGTAACCCCAGATACGGAAGGCGCTAGACTAAAAAGAAACAAATTACGACTGTTTGTAGCGGCATTTGTTGATGTTTCAGTAACATTTGTTTGATATTGAACAGTGGTGGAAATAGGAGCCACCTGCCAAAAGTTGGTCGGACTAACCACCTCTCCGTTTGTGTTGACGGAAACAAGGCCAGTGCCAGAGTTGCTATTTGTCAAAGCCGACCAACCAAGGCCCAAGTTAGTACGAGTAATTGTAATATTTGAACTTGCTCCAATAAATGAAATTGGTCCACCAACACTAAGATTGCTGGATATCGTAGCACTTGCACCAACAGAAAATTGAGAATATACCTCAAATGCACCAGAAAAAAACGAAGCAATATTGCTTCCGCCAACAACAACGCCAATTTTTTCGGGTCCAGCCCCTGTAAAAAAACCGCGATTAGTTGAACCAATAGAAAGCGCCAAGTTTGTTTGCGCTCCATTGGATAGCGACAAATTTGAAAATACAACAGAATTTGTTGCACCAAGACCAAGATTAGTGCGGGTTGTGGCCGCATTTGCGGCGGAATTTGTACCAAGAAACTGAAGAAACCCGTTGTTAATTCCAATGTTTCCTTCAAAAGACTGATCTTCTGGTGAATATCTTACACTTTCACCCCAGTAAATTGAGTCGTTTGAAAATTGGAGATCCCCACCGCCAATGACAACAGAACCAAACGCAACATTATTCGTTGCCCCCAATCCCAAATTAGTCCTTGCCCCACCTGCGTTGGTGGCTCCAGTTCCGCCATTGGAAATGGCAATGGTTCCAGTGACATTGGAGGCAAGTCCCACGGTTCCCGTAATATTTGCAGCCGTAAGATTGGTTAACCCTGCGCCATTACCGTTGGTGGACAAAAGACTCGTTGGGAAATTTGTCAAACTATTTGCGCTTCCATTGGTGCGAAGAAGACTTGCTGGAAAGTTTGTAAGATTCGCGGCATTTCCGTTGGTGGCCAAGGCACCAACAACCCCAGCCAAGGGAACGTTTGTAAGATTTGCCCCATTGCTGGATGCAAGGTTGCTTAACACTGAAGAAGATGGCTGAAACGAGGAGGAAGAATTTGTTGCAATTGAACCGAGACCAAGCCCAGTTCTGGCATCCGAAGCATTGGCGCTCCAGAAATTAGTCGGCTGGACTACCGTGTTATTGGTTCCGACCAGCACATTGCGCGTCTGCCCAAAGCCCGAAACAACCAAGACTCCTGAAATAATAAGAGATAGAAGTGTTTTCATTACATTAATCGTTTCCACACCCGTTTGGTTCCAGTTTGGCTTGCATAGTCGTTGGGCCTGATCACGAAAGGATTGTTTGTCGCGTCCGTACCATTGGTCAACTGATATATAGCGGGTTGCCCGTTAATCACTAAGAACACCACGATACCAACAGCGTAGTTGCCGCTAACAGTGTTGAGGCCATCCAAATCCGTAGACGCGCCACCAATCAATCCAGTAATCGACGGTTCCACCCGAAGGATGTTGATGCTTGGGGTTTGGATCGGCGTCGAACTGACTCCGATAACACTGGACGAAGGAATAGGGATGCAGATCTTACTCATCGGGTTACCTCTGGTGAAATGATAACATTGCCCTGTAGGATGCGGGTTGTGACGGCCCCATTATATAGCTCAAGGTCATATACGGCCTTGTCACAGACCGAGAGGGCTGCCGTGTCAGATGCCGAAATAAAGAGACGAATAGATCCCGTAGACTCATTTAGAATAATTCTACCATTGGTTGTCGATAGTTCAAGGATTAGAGCTTTGGATTCGGGCTTTGAGCGGA